GGCATCCAGGTCTTTATTCATTTTGGACTTAATAAAAGAATTTTTAACTTCTGCCATTTAATTTAGTTTTTAAGCCATTTAGATTTACCTCTCATAATCTGAATAAACTCGTTAGATTTTATATTAGATAATCTTATTTTTGCATTTCTTAGTTTAGCGCTTTTTTCTTTTTGTAATCTTCTTACAACATATTCGGGTTGATTTATTCTACTAGCTAATATAGCATGACTTAAATAAGCATAAACTGCTTCTTCAGCTAATTTTGGTACACGCATATCTTGATCATATGCTAAGCCATCTGAAACATATTCTAAAACAATTAACTTTTCTTTTAAATCACTAGAAAAAGAAAATTTACCATCTCTATCATTTATAGTAAACCAACCATTCATTTGTGCTCTTTCAGGCTGTAAACCATACATTTGGCCATAACCATATAAACCATAACCAAAATAACCATATAAACCATCAGATATAAGTCTACCTGTTATATCATCTCTTACTTCTTTTAATATTTCAGTGTTTTGATCTCTATATCTTTCTTCTGTTAATGATGTACCAGTTAAATTTCTTCCTGAATTATCTTGCGTAGCAACACCACTAGTATCTTGAACAGGTTTATTATATGGATTAGTAGTTAATGAATTAGGGTATATAATGTGTTTTAAACCATTTTCATCTATCCATGAAACGTTTACATAGTTAACGTAATCTTGAGGTATAGGTACACTTAAGCTTGCTGGTATAGTAAGTTCTTGAGATTTAATACTTTTTAATGTGTCATAACTAAATTCTTGCAAAGCTCTTTTAGTATGAAAAATAACATCTGTTCTTTTAACACTAGGTATTAATTTTCCAGCTCCTACATAAGCTACTAAAAAATTTGTTACAAGTTCTGCTACCCTTATGTATGAATAGCTGTTATAATTTTCTTGTACAACTTTACCTAATGCATCTTTATTACCATAGTTACCACCTCCTTGAGTTAAAAGTTGTATAACCACATAAGTACCAGCCGCTTGAGATGGTAATGTAAAAGTATTATTTACTACAGTATAAGCTGTTGTATATTCTGTAAAAGTACCTGTAGCTCCACTTGCACTTGTATATAATCTAAAGTTATTATCATTATATGCTTCTTTTGTAGGATCAGAACTTCCAAATTTTATATCTGTATCAAAAGTAGCTTTAAAAACAGTTTGATTTGTAGTAGCAATAAAGATTTGACTTCCTGCATAATATTGTGCGTTTGTCTCAGTAATTAAACCTCCATTTGGTTGTGACATAGTTTATTATATTTTTTCGTTCTGTTCATTAATAGCAACTTGCTGTGAAGCATCTTGTACTATTTGTGGATCTCTTATTATAACTCCAGCATATTTTAAAATTTGAAGTATAGTATTTGTTTGTTCTGACTCATGTAATTCAAAATTACGTGAACCTGTTGGTGCGTTTGTTGGACTATATTCAGCGTTATTATATATATATTGGCCTAGTGTTCCTACATCAAAACCCCATATTGGATTATTAGGTTTTCTAATATAATCTAACTGTATATCACCTGTAGTAACTATAGTTGTTGGTTTAACATATAGTTTATGATCTTCATATAAATATATAGGGAAAGTTGTTGAAGGTTTTGTTAACAAAGACTTGTCTACTTGATAAAACTCTTGTCTATCTAATCTTTGTACTTCTGTTTCATTGTTATATAAAACTGTACCTAGCCTATAAAGCTCTACAGTATTACCATATGAATCTGAAGTTGGTGGTACCCAGTAAGAAAGGTTACCTGAGGTGACATAAGTAGCGTCACCAAAAGTTTTAAATATAGCTATTTTTTCATCTAAATTTTTTACTCTATCAGCATAATCTGTGTCTGTTTGCGGAACACGTATTTGCTGATTCATATCTTCAAAATATTTTTCAAATATTTCTAATTGTACTTGTGTTCCTAAACTATTAAATTCAGTAGGTGTTATATAACCTCTTTGCTCTTTATTTAATATAAGTAAAACAGTTTGGTATACCGTATTTACATTTATAGCCATGTGTATTTTTTATTATAATAAAGGAGGCGTTACCACCTCCCTTATTAGTATTACATATTAAGAAAGTTTTTTCTCTATAGACTTAAATATTTCAAGTCCTTCATCTGTCTTAAAAAATTGTGCCATTGCTGAGTATGGATGCTCATCAAACGGTACAGTCATTAATTTTTTATTATTAGATGCCCAATGAAAAGTTTTTTGATCTCCACTTAAAGTTATTACACCCGCTTCAGTTGCTTTTATTGCAAAATTTCTAAGTTGTACATTTTCATCGTTAGCTAAATCTAAGAACAGTTTTGCGTTCTTCTTAGCAAAGACTAATAAATCTCTTTTAATCTCCTTAGAACTCATGTCAGATACCTTAGATCCCATTTCTACTCTTAATATAGCTTCAGCTTGATCAATGTCCACTGTTCTTGCCATGTTTAAAGCATCTATTTCCATTTCAAGATCTACTAAGTCATCTTCTGCTTCAATAACTTCATTAACCTCTCTGTATCTTTTATTTCTTAAAGGATGATATAAAGATAATATTTTTTGAAGAGCTATGTCTTGTTTATTTACATATAAAGAACCATCTCTAAATATTATATGCCCTAATGTTGCTTCTCCTTTTTGTTCATCTTTAAAAGGTGAATTTTGATTAGTTGCATATCTAATTTCTCTTTGTTCTTTATTTTCACTGTCATACCATAATAATGAATGTCTAGTTGTGTGACGTGATGGTATCTTGTATGTTAATGGACTATAAGGTCCTGTTAAGACATATGTTCTGTCTTTTATTTCCCAGCTATCTTTAACAGCTGATTTTTCAGTTTTTGTTTTCATGATATAATATAATTAAATAGTTAATGTAAAGGCAGGAGCACCATTAAGATGCTCCTTTCTTTACTAAAAAATTAAATACCTTTGAATAATACAAAGTTATTTGCAGCTTGAGTTACTAAACATCTTTCTGATAGGAAGTTTACTTCCATAGCATCAAGATTAGAAGTAAAAGCACCTCCAGCTGATCCAGTTAACCAAGACTTCATACGTCTGTCTTCTGTTTGAGAAGCTCTATATCTGACGTGTAAGAATGGTCTTCTAATGTTTGTACCTAAAATTTGGTCATAAACAGTTGAAGTACCAGCAGGGATTAATACTCCTTCAATTGATTGAGTACCATCAATAGCACCTCTTGTAGAAGCATCATTTAAGTATTTCCAATCAGTTTTGTAGAAGTCATATGAACCTCTTCTGAAACCACTAAATCCAAGATTTAAAGCCATTTCTTCTGAGTTTTCAAATAATCCATACGCAGTACCACCATTGCTACCACCTGATATATTAGATAACATATTATCAAAGTCTAAAGCTGTAGATCTTTGTAAGAACAACATGTTTTCTTCAATAGCACCTTGAGTATCTAGGTTTTTAAGTATTGCATCAAAGTCATCTAAACCAGAAGCCGCAGAAAATCCTACTTCTACATTACCTCTTGTAGAGATAGCAGCGAAAAGACCTTCAGTACCTTTAAAACCAGCAGCAAATGCATCACCAGCTCCAACGTTAACAGCTTTTTCACCTTCAACACATACCATTTCTAAATAATCTTCAAATCTAAGTCTTGTTTCAGACTCAGCTTTTAAATACCATAAATAACCTGTAGTTCCGTCTTCTGTAGCAACTTCAACCCAACCTATTTGAGCCATATCAGATCCGTTTATTGTGTAAACATTTCTAATAATAACTGGTGAGTTGTTATATTGTTGAAAAGCAGGAGTTACAGTTATCTGTGGTTGAACAGCTGTGTTTCCAGTTATGTTACCTGCAGCAGCATTAGATGTAGCAGCGCCTTTAACAAATTCTGAACCATATACAAATATTTTAAATTTAGCTGCGTTAATACTAGCTAAAGTTGTAGCAGTATAAGGAGCCACATGAATATGTCCATTAGCTGTGTCTGACTCAGTAACAACACCTTTAAGCTCTGCACCTTGATCATCTAATAAAACTACTGTTGAACCCGGAGAAACAACATTTCTTGTTACACCTGGAGAAGTAGGAGCTGGAACAGTTACTCTTCTTGTTCCGTTGTGAGTACAGTTATCATATGCAATATGTAATCTATTTTGTTCTGACCAAACAACTTGATCTGAAGTCATAGGCATTTCAGCACCTACCATACGTAAAAAACCAGAAAGAGTTCTGTTTCCATATCTCTCTACTTCTTGTTCGTATATTTCAGGTAGATATTGCTGAGCAAAATCATTATTACCATCTGTAAAAGATAGGTAATTACTGGCTAATAGCTGCTGATTAGGAGCAGGAACTATTGAGCCAAATTGTGGAGTTAAAATTCCCATAATTTATTTATTTATTTTTAATTAAACGTTTTTCTTTTTATTTTTAACTTTGAAGAGTCAACGCCACTAATTGCTTTTACTTTTAAACCATTAACAAACAATTCACCTGATGATGTTTTACGAGGTTCAGTTGTTATATTTTTTGATTTAGCCATCTGTTCTTTTAAAGCATCGGTTTTACCTTGCTCATAAAAATGATTAGCAATAGTATCAGCATTTCGTGCAGCAAATAAAGCTTTATGGTATCCCGGCGCGTCAGCTATATCTCCTTTTTCATTTAAGAACGTCTTAATAAAGTTAGATATATCACTTTGACTTTGGGCTACTGATGAAGGATCTTTAATACCATATCTGAATTTTTTTTCTCCTAATTTAAAATCAAAACCTTTGAATTCTTCGTTGAGAAGGTTTTTTGTTTCAGATACAAATCTTTCATGGCTAGCTTTACGTGCTTTTTGTTCTTCGTTATAGCGGTTAAAAAAGTCATTTGCTTTTTGTTGGTCTTGTGTTATGCCGGGTCTCAACTTGATTTCGTCATAATACTTAGTTTTTAGATCCTCCAAATAGTTCTTGGCTTTCGCTACTTCTTCCTTATAAGCGAGTTTTTTCTTTTTAACATCTCGCTCATCATCGATCTCACTGTCATACTGAAAAGAGTCTTCAATTATAAAGTTTCTTTCTTCAGCATTCAAATGAGGTTTAGCTTGTTTATAATATTCATGAAGCAATACATCATTATTAACATTTGTATAATCAGCATTTAAACGGGCATAATCTTGTACGTCGCCACCCGTTTCTTCCATAAATTTTATTAATTTTTCTATATTTTCAGGTAACTTTTGTGTTTCAGTTTCCTGTAATACTTCTTCTTGTTTCGGTGCGGTAGTGGAAGTTTCATCGCTTCCTGCCATTCCGCTCTTGTTAGTATCATCTCCTTCATCTGTTATTAATTGTAAGGGTGAATTAGTTTCTTCTTTTATTTCTTCAGATTCTTTTTTATCTGTAACATCTTCAATGGTGTCTTGTACTTGTTCGTCCACTTGAGCCATATCTCCGGCTTGTTTATCTTCAGCCACGTCTCTTGTTTCTTCGACTGGAACGGCATCTTTTTCTGTTTTTTTAGTTAAATCTACTTTTATTAAATCTGGTATTTTTTCTTCTACTAACTGTTTAGGTTTTAATATTTTTTTAACTTTAAAACTACCTTCTTGTTTTGGAGGTTCGTTAGTTGTATCTTGTAATTTAGTTTCTTTTACAGGTTCTTCAACCATTACTTCTTCTTTTTTTGACATAATATGATAATATAAAATTAATAATCTATTGAGGAGAGAATTGCTCTAAACCAAAACCATCTAAATTATCATTACCAGCACTTTCAAAATCTTTAGGTAATGTGTCATTTTCTCTTTGGCTTATTAATTCACTCTGTTGAGTTCCTTGTATACGCACGCGTTTGTCTTTTCTATCTTCTATTTCTGTTTCTTTTTGACGTTTAGCTTTAGATCTCATTTCTTCAAGCTTTATGTTGTAATTAAATTCTTCAGCCATTAATTGTTTTTTAATTAAAGCTTCTTGTTCCATACGTTGTATTTCAAATTGAGATTTTGCTTGCTCTATTTGAACTTCTGTATCGGCTAACGCTTGATTTTTTTGTACTTCGGCCATTGCTGCTTTTTCAGCTGATTGTGCATTGGCAGCTGCTTGAGCTTGTATGTTTTCTAATTGTTGAGCTCTATCTCTTTCTTGCTTTTGCTTCTGTCTTAATTTAAGCATTTGATTAGCAAGTTTAGTGTTTTTTATTTCTCTTAAATCTATTGCATCTTCTAAACCTATATTTTTTGCTTGCAAAGCGATTTGTATACTTTGTTCTAGTTGTGCTTTTTCTTCTTCATCAGGTTCTAATTCTAAAAATATTCCAAAATCATGCATTGATAATTTTTCTATTTCTTGTAATGTAGCTGTATTAAAACCATTAACGCTGTTTATTAAAGACTGTTTAGTTGTAGGAAATTGTAACATATCTGATACTCTTAAACTAATATTTTCACAAACCCTAACTGTTAAATACATTAAAGATTGTAATACGTGTCTTGTTGCAGTATTAGAATTAGCAGCTGCTAGTTTTTGTAAGCCTACTAGTGCATTTTTATCAGGTGTAGTACCATCTCTTGCTTCATTAAGTCCGGTAACATCTCTTATCATTTGTAAGTAATACTGATAAGTTTGTATCATTGATTGTATTTTAGACATACCAGATGATGTTTGTAGTTCTTGAACTGGTACTTTACCTCTATTTAAATCACCATCTTGAGTTAAAGATCTTCCAACAACACTACCTGTTTGAAAATACATGTTTAATGCTTCAGCAGGATTATAATTAGTACCGTTGCCTAAATCAACTTCTGCTAGACCATCTACATCTAAATAAACACCATCAGGTACTAGTCTTGATATTATTTGTTGTAATTTTAAATGAGTAAGCTGAATCATATCTGCAAAACCAACTGTTTTACTTACAATAGATTCTATACGACCTTGATACATTCTAGGCGAGCTAATAACATAATTCATGTTAACCTTAGTTGTGTCAGCAAAAGGTCTTGTCATATTTTCACTTAGTTGCCATTTTAAAAGATTATTACCTAATCCTAAAACTTTAGCTCCTGTATATAAAACCTCTATTGATCTTGATATTCTTTCAAAATTATCATTTGGTGGCGGGTTAAATGTATCTGGTTTTTCTAATGTTTTTTCTAACCCTTGTTCTGTTTGTTTTATTTTAAAAACTTGATCTTGATATGTTTTATATTCAAAATAAAGTACTTGTACTTGATCTTTAGTATCTTGACCCCACCAAGTATTTTCTAAGTATGTATTTCTGCCAGGATATTTTTGTATTTCTTCTAGTTCTGCATCTGTTAAATAAGGAAATTGTCTTTTAACTTCTGATAAAGACATACTTTTAACTTCTCCTACATAATATATATCTTCAAAATTTGGATCATCTGTATAAGAATATACTAAATTAGCTGGATTTACATAATCTACAGTTATACCTTCTGATAAATTAAAATCTGTTTTAACACAACTAATTCCTAAAACAGTAAGATCATAAGCTAATTGTTTTTTTACTTGATCATATTTATTATAATCTAAAATATTATTTATAACTTCTTCTTCTGCTATTTCAACACTTTGTTTAAAATTTAATTGTAAATAAAGATCTAACTCTTCAGTAGTTCCAGGTAAATCTTCAGGTGAAGCTGAAGCAAATAAATTAGCATTAGGACCTAATTGAGCTTGTAATGCTTCAATCATTTCTTTATTTTCAATATCTCTTATAGCATTTTGAGCAAATGTAGTTTTATTTTTTATAGCAAATGGATCTTGAGCAAAAGATTTTAATTCATATCCTTTTTCTGTCATACCATTTACTACTATATCTACAAACTTAGATAATATAGGTACAGGTTTCCAGTCTAAGTTTAAATAAGATAAATCACCGTTTATAGCTAATTCATCTTTATATTTTTGTACTGGTTGTTCTCCTCTAGCATAAAGTCTTAGTCTATTAAAGTTTTGAAAATTATTAATATATCTGTTTTGACCACTAGAGTTTTTAAACCACTCATATTCAATTGCTTGGGCTACTTGTAAACCATACTCTTTTGACTTTTTCTCTTCTTCAGGTACCACCTGATCGGGAAAAGCGCTGTTATAGTTAATATTAACCATTAATTTAGTATTTTTGAAGTTACTCCTTTATTGTTATACTTTTTAAAGTCTAAAGGTAAATTATTTATAGTTCTTTTTACTGTAGGCGTATATCTATTTTTATTACAAGCCATAATAGCTAAACCAGAGCTTATTGATGCATCATGTTTAGTTCTATTGTTTATATTAAATTTAGCCCAGTCTTCTAAGGTTCTTTGAAAATACATGTCACCATATCTTTCATTGTTAAATCCAATAAAATTTTCAATATAATCTTCTATTGCTGCAGCATGTGCCTGTTTTATATCTTCACTTGAATTAGGTATACCACCTATTTCTCTTTCTGTAACAGATAATTTATTATATACTTTATCAGGACGATTCATAGAATAACCTCTATAACCTCTTCTTTTTAAATAATATAATAATCTAGGTTTGTTATTTTCTGCAAGTAATGGCATACCATAAAATACTAAAGCCATTAAAACATCTTCAAAAAATATTTCTGCTGTTTGAGGTCTTGCAATATATTCTAAAAAAAATAAATTAGGTGGTACATCTTCCATTGAAAATTTAGTTAAACCATGTAAAGAAGCTTTAGATCCTCTACCGTCAACTGTTCCTGAAATATCATATGGATCACAACCAAATGAACCAGTATGATCATTTCCTGGATATTTTATACCGTTTTTTATAATATATTTGTTTTGTAAGTTATCATTAGGTACCCATGATACAAAAAATCTACCATTATTATGTGGAATAAAAACAACTCTACTATCTTTAATCCCATTTTCCCATTGAAAATTACCTTGTGTAACTACATTTGTATTTCTTAAATCTTCATTATAATCTATTTGTTCATAAATCTTAGTTAGATTAAATAAAGATTGTTTCGCTTCGTCTCTAAACGCATGTTTTTCAGTTCTAGGAAATTGTCTATAAAACTCATTTAAACCGTCTTGATCGTTTTTTAAACCTTCAACTTCGTTTTCCCAATGTGAGATAACGCCAATTTCAATGTTGGATCCATCAATACTTCTGACTGGTTTTTTTGGAGTTTCAAATACAGGAAACCCATAAGTGTTAAGGTATCCTTCGTAATTCCATTCCATAGGTATGAACAAACTATATAATCCTGAATTAGTCTGTCCATTGCGGTTTCTTTTTGTAACATTAGATGCGTCATATAATTTTTTAAAATTATTACCACCTTTGTCTAGAGCGTTAGATGTAGATCCCATCATACATCTACCAATTATTCTACTACCTAATCTTAACGTCGTCTTGGTGACTCTCCAGTTGTTGAGTATGTTGTCTGGCCTCTCCCACTTGCCCGATTCGTCGTGTGCGAGAAGTTTGAGTTTCTCCCCATCGTAGGAGTTGTCCCCCGTATTCTTCCAGTCGATCGTGGTGTCGAGCCCGACGAGTTCCTCGGGACGTTCATTTTGATCAATTTTGCGCCTTGTGAACTTCGAAGCGGGTACACGATATGCAAGTTCCGTCTTGGGACGATCCATACCGTCCTGTATCGGTTTAAAAAAGAATGGGTAGTTAACGGATATTGGTACCACCTTGTCTGTAAACATTTTCTTCGCATCCGCTCCAGTCTTTGATAATATCCCGTACCTCGAATCACTAGATATTGTTGCTTGGTGTACGAGTTCTGATGAGGCCATAAAAGAAAATCCCGATCTTCTATTCTTGAGATAGCACATTCCATAGGATCTGGTATCAAGTTTACAGGCTTCCCAAAATATGAAAAAGATTCTGTTGGCTTCTCTGAACTCCGCGTTGCCAACATCAATTTTTGTCCACTGCAAGTACATATAATGAGACCCAGTAATATAGCTAGGAATACCTTTGTTGTAGAAACAAAAGCCTTCTTCACGTCTTTTAAATTCTTCATCAATATAATCATACCAAGTGTTTTTAAAATCTAATGATGTTTGGTTCCAATCAAAAACTGTTTTTAGTTTTGCTAATTGTTTTGGATATTCAAACATTTCCCAATATTGATCTAATTTATTTTTAGATCTTTTATAAGCATTTTCAATTAAAGGTAAAGCTATTTTTAAACCTTGTATTTCATATATTTCACCTATTTTACCTGTTTTGCTTATAATAACAATATCATTTTCTTTATTATAACCTGGTTTCCATTTTTTATACCTATTATTATTATTTATAATTTTAGGTTTTATATGATTAGGTAAAATTTTATATAAAGTGTTTGTATACATTATCTAGATCTTCCTTCAGCAAAACCTCCAAAATTAGAAGCTTTAGTATTTTTATTAATAGAAGTAATTATATTTTCTTCTTCTTCAATTCTTGAGAGTATTTCAAAAGCATCGAATATTGCTAATTTTTTTGTAGCAGCTGCATTTTTTAATCTGTCAGCCGATACATCATCTTCTGAATCTACAATTTTTTCTTTAGCTACTTTTATTAATTCTTCAACCGCTTTGTGCCCAGCTTGGATTATACGTTTTTTTGTTTTGTTTGTTTCCATATTTAAATAAAATATCATTTGATTCCATACAATATAAAAGTTCATCGTCTATAATAAACTCAAACTCTCTATTACTTTTAAATCCAACTAAATCTCCTTTGGTAATTTTAAGGGCTTCTAACGTGCTGTTTGTATATTTTAATACTCCAGTATTTTTTATTAATTTGGTATCTTTATATACATCTTCTTCTAATACTGGTTTTACAAAACAATAATCTGCATTTGTTTTCCACCCTTTTTTATAATACATGTAAACTTGAGATGGATGTGCAAAATATAAATTGTCTTTAAAAAACTTAGTACTATTTACTGATTTACCTTTTAAATTATAATATCTTCTAAACAAATTATGATGTACTATAATTTTATCACCCTTTTTTATATTTGTTTTATAAGCAAGAGGGACAGCAACTACTTCAGCATGTCTATTTATAAATTTATGATTTGATATACTTGAATTAAGTATAAGTTCTGTGTTGTTGATTTTTAATTTATTATTATACCTTTCACCTATAGGTTTTATAATAAACTGATATATACTATTCATTAATATTCTAAATCATATTCAACTGATACTGCCATTTGAGAATTAAATTTTTTCCAAGGCAATACTTCATCATCTTTTTTTATAAAAATATTATATGATTGACTTTCTTCATCGCATAATATATGTGAAATAGTATGACCGCCATACACCTGTTGACCTACAGCATAATGCATGGCGTCATTTTTATAATCAGATCCAATACTGATTTTTCTTATAACATTACTCACTTGTTTCTGTTTTTTCTTCTATAGGTGTATAGGTACCATCTTCTAAACTAATATTTACAGCACCATATTCTTTTTCTAATTCTATTTTAAACTCTTCTACTTTTTCCACAACTCCGGCATATTTGTGAAGTAAACCGTGTTTTTGTGTTTCTAGAAAACCCACATCTTTTAATATTTGAGCTATTTCTTCTTGTTGTTTTCTAATAGTAGTTAATTGGTTATCTGTAAGCTTATTAGCTTGTTTTATTTTTTTTGTCATTAGATTAAATTTAAATTATTAATTGTTTTTACAACAACGCTATAATTTCTGTTGCTGTTGTTTCTGTATCACTTGTTAAGTTGTATACCCTTGATACAGCAAAAGGTAAAATTGTACTTGCTGCTATACTTTTTACTATTATAGGTTGTGAGTCAGATGCTAAAGTTAATTTTATATCACCTGTACCACCTACATATAAAGCAGGTTTTTTGTTATTAAATATACCACTTGGTCTATCTAAATCACCACCAGCAATAGTAGCTGTAAGCGCTCCTGTTATTCCTGTTGAACCAAAAGCTAAATTTAATGAAGCTAAACTAAACTCTATTGTTTGTGCAGCAACACCAACGTTTGGACCTTGATTTACAACAGTAACACTAGTTACTGCTCCTGCTCCATCTGTGGTAACTAAAAAAGTAGCGCCTAAAGTAACACCTCTTGGAGTAGTTACTGTTTCAATACTAGCAGCTCCAGGATATGTACCTCCAGTAGCATATACAATAGCAGTGCTACTTGCTGGTAAACCAGCTATAGTGTTAGTAGATAAATTACTTAATATAGCTGCTTTTAGTGTTTTAGATTCTTGCAACTCTATTCCACCTGTTGCAAAATCACTTAAATTATTTTGATAATATCCCATTTTATTTTACTTTATCTTTAATTTTTTCATATGTTCTAAGACCACCTAATCCTAACATACCTAATAATACTGTCATTAAGTGTTCCATTTGTAAAGGTGGTGGTGCGTCTGTTGTTTTTGTAATCCATATAAATAAGTCTCGTATTACAAAATTATAAGCTAAAGCTACACCACAAATCCAGCCTACAAAAGGTCTCCAGCCTGCCACAAATAAAGTTCTGTGAGAGGCTTCAACCATGTTTATTTTAGTTTGTAACTCAATTAGTTTTTCAGGATCTAATTCTTTTCCTTTTATTGCTTCACGTATTTCCCAAGCTAAACCTCCAGCGACAGATTTTCTACCATCACCTCCTTTAAGAAGACCTAGTAGTAATTTCCACATTATCCTTTTGCACTTAGTCTTTTCTGTTGTTTTATTCTATCTGCTTTTTCTTGTGGAGTCTCTCCTCTTGATTTAACACCTTCAACTCTATTGTATTGACCTTTAAGGTTTTCAGTAACAATTCCTCTATAATAGTTTGTATCTCTACCAACTCCTTGTCCTTCAGCATCTCTTCCAACTTTTATTTTGTCACCTCCAAAAGTCTTGCCTGTTTTAACTATATTTCCACCTGGTTTAGTAGGAGATAAAATTAGTTCATATCCACCTGCATCAGATTCGTATTTAAAGTCATCTTTTTCATTTTTTGATTTTGGATCTGGTTTTCCGTTATTGTGTAAATTAGTTTCTCCGGTTTTGTTAAATCTTGAACTAGCCTGAGAGAATTTTGACATAAATGTTCCCATATTATTTTGTTTTATTATAAGCTTCTTTTTCCCAAGCTAAAGATGGTGATCCTTCTTTTATACTTGATCTTTTTATTGTTTTGCCTTTCCAATATACGTTTTTTTCATCATAATCTAAATCACCTCTTTTCATTTGTTTTATATGAACCATTTCATGATTTATAACGTCTTTTAATTGGTTTAAGTCTTTTATATTTTTATTAACTATAATTGTTCCATTATTATTAGCTTTACCTAAAACACCTTCTTCCATATCTACATTGTATATAGGTACGTTGTTTATTTTATAAAAAGGTTTTATTTTAAAAGCCATATTATTTTTTATAAGGAAACATTTTATTTAATGCTTCTTTTCTTGATTGACATCCACAAGGAATATTAAGACCTTCGCTAACTTTATCAACGACGGTCTTAATACCTGTTTTAGTAGTAAACTTTTCTATTGAATCGCCTAATCCCTGTGATCTCATAATACTATGCGTATGTTACTGCGCTAAAGTACATTTGTAACGGAGTAGCCGCTTGATCTTTACCTAATTGTACAGTAGAAGAAACACCACCTGGGTTAGCAGTTAGTGATTTATTTACTGCATTGTAAATAGTATTAGGTAGACCAGTAGTAAGCGTAGGGTTTACAGATCCATCAGTATCTGCATGAACAGCAAACGTAGCTGTTTTTGGGTTTGTAGCATCTGGTGTACCTATAGCTGATTGCTTGTAGCTAACAACTAAAGTTTTTGCGTTTTGTCCAGTGTTACCTGTAGCCGCAATTTTAGCTATATCTTCAATGTTAATTAAAACATCATAAGATGGTCCTAGTGGCTGAGCCGCACTATCTTTAACTATTGGAAATTTTATAAATTTTGCCATTTTGTTTTTGTTTTTGTTATTGTTGTTGTTATTGTTGTTGGTTAGATTTATACAGTTCTAATTCTGTTACCCTTTTCTACCAAAAGTTACTCTTCCCATAGAAGTTGCATCTTTAGTTAAAGGCATATATTTTAATTCACCACTCATATAATTAGAAGCACCTTCTTTTGAACTAACTAATCCTTTTTTTGTTTTTAAGTTTTTTAAAGGAGCTTTACCATATTTTTTAACTGGAGATTCATGGCCCATTTTCATAGCAGAATCATAATTCATTTTCATAGCAGAATCATAATTCATTTTTGCCATAGACCCATGTGTTTTACCGTGCATAGTTGCAGCTGAATGATGTGATTTATCATATTTTAAATCACCAGCTAGTTTACTGATGTGTTTTTCATCAGCAGTCATTGCTTTATCGCTACCACCATGTTTTGCATCGTAGTTTATATCTTGTTTAAGATAATCCATATGAGCTGCATCATCTTTTTCTGAAGCTCTTAAGTTACTGCTTGTAACTTTTGTGTGAGCATGATTCATTGAGTGTCTAGCATTACCTGTGTAATGACCATAGTTTCCTTTTTCCATAATTGTTTTATTTATTTTTATTTTCTTCTTTTAGTTTTATCCATTTAGATACTGTGTAACCAATAGTAACTACTAAAAGGATTATTTTAAGCCATACTTCTATATGTGTCATTGATAAAGCTAGCGCTAGGCCATTTATTATTAAAAGTTTGATGTCTGAAAAAGCCATAATGTATATTAATTTCCTTGAACAAGAGCTGTTATAGGTAATTTTACCTGATAAGCGTTTGGACCACAAGGAGCTTTAGAGACTTGCATTCCAGAAATACCAGAACTAGAACCTACACCATGTAATCTACCTTGTTGATTTAAAGGTCCATCCCATATATGAGATTCTCCAACTATACCTACTTTTTTATTTTTACTTGCTTTATTATATCCTGGATCGTGTTTCATTTTTTTATTTTTTATTTTTACAACCGAAATTTTTCGCGTAGTTTGCCATTTTTCGTACACTATCGCTATACTTACCTTCTTTAGCTTTCATAACAGCTGAAGCTGCGCCACACGCATCTTTAAAACCATTTTTTTTAGCCCAAGCTGTAAACTTCCCTTGATTACTTTTTTTTATCTCAGGAAAATCTTTTTTTAAAAATGGAGAGTTCATATTTTATTACCTTCTTTATCTAATACTCCAGCTCCTATTAACACATCTTTACGTGTTACTTCGCCGTCACCTGATAAATCTTCTAATTTTTTTAATGAACTCATAGAAGTTAAACCTGACAAAGAACCTTGTCTAGTCATACCATCTCCATAAATTGAATTAGCAGCAAATTGAGTTTTATCATTAAAAACTGGTGCAGCGCCACCCATAGTGTTAGACTGTGGTGGTAATTGATTTTGTATATTTGGGTTAACCGTACTTATTGGGTTCATAGTTTGACTTGGATCAATCATACCCATTTGTAAAAGTGCGTCTTTTTTCATCTTGTTTTGTCTTTGTTAAGATTATGTATTGCTGTTATTAAAACTTTATCTGTATATGTTTTACCCCTCATTATAGGGTTTCTTCTTTTACTTGTAGGTAAATCTTCTTCACCTAACATAATACGGTACATTCTAGCTATTAGTTGTTTACACTTAAAAGAAACTTTATAGATATTGTACTTTTGAGTTGTTCTGTTTCGTTGTCTCCACGTTACAACCCAGTTGTTTTTTATCATTTTGTTCCAGCGCCTGTTGTCCCAACTGTAAGCGTAGGTACCGATTTTAAAATCTTGTTTAGTAAAAAAATTCATACAGTCAAAGTATATTAATAACTCTAAATCTGCATCATTTAAATTATTGTTTTTGCAAGCCCATTTACGAATTAACCTATAGTGTTTTAATAGGTTTAAATCCCTGATGTCACTTGCATTAACTTTTTTCATAACACAACTACAACATCTTGTAACTTAATAACAATAAATTTTTCTTTATTAAACTCTATACCGTGACCAGCAGCTTTGTCATAGTATATTATAGTATCTTTTTTTAATACTTTTATTTCATCACTAACAGAAATAATTTGAGCTTTTCTATATCTTAAATCTTCCCTGTCTTTTTCAACTATTAATAAACCTCCTTTAGTTTTTTCAGTAATTACTTTTTCTGGTTTAATAATTATATTATTACCTATTGCTTTCATTAGTTCTTATGTTGTTAATTACACAATCGGTTGATAATATTGTTGTTGCTACTGATACTGCATTTATTAAAGCACTTTTAGTTACAAGTAATGGATCTATAATTCCAGCTTTAATCATGTCTACATTTTTACCAGTAATAACATCTAATCCTTTACCTTTTATTTGTCCTATTAATCTTGGTAAACCTTTATAATCAATACCTGCATTATTTAAAATAACTTTAAAAGGATATGCTATAGCATTTAAAAGTATTTGTTCTGCTAAATTTTTTGTTTTAATTGTTTCAGAAGCATTTAATAAAGCAATACCACCACCAGGCACAATACCTTCTTTAATAGCTGCTTTAGTAGCGCATATTGCATCTTCTATTCT